GTTCGTCCGGGCATGAAGATACCCCGCGCTCAGCGTGGACTGATGTTCAGACGCCCATGCAGGCGCACCGGATACGGCCAGACAAATGGCTGCGGACGAAATGGCGGCATAAAGTTTACGCATAATTACCTCTCGCTTTTCTGCAATAAAAAAGGCGTCATTTCTGGCGCCCGTATATGGGTTATAAAATTCAGCTGATACTGATGCCTGCGGTGGCTTTCTTCATCACCACAACCAGCAAATCGCTGATACTTGCTGTGGGATACCAGTTATTCACTAGCCATGCTGATACCGAAAACTCCAGCGTCATGTGACCGTGACCGGCAGGCATATCAATAACGCCACTGTAAATCAGCGTATTATCCAGCGCGGTACGGTTATAAATTTCAGCACCGTTTTTCCGCACTATCAGACGGCATGAGGAGTAAATATCAGTATGCTCTCTCTCATGCTTAGCGCCACTGAATGCCACCGCCGGAATAACAATCTGCCGGTCAAACGGCTGATCGTCATAAACCCTGACGGTAATGGTCCCTGATGGCCACCGCTCCGGTGCCCGGGAGTCCCGCGGAAAAGCCTTACCCACTGTTTTGACTATATCGCCTTCAATCTGGTTGGCTGACAGTTTCCCCTTAATCTGACAGTTCTCATTAATTGTGACATTGTTGAGCGTCCCGGCGTTCGCATTCACACTGCCACTGATATCTGCATTTTTAGCGGTCAGCTTTCCGTCCGGTGTCAGGGAAAATGCCGGAGGATTACCGCCGCTGGTAATGGTGGGAGCCGTCAGTCGCTTCAGGAACACGTCGTTCATGAATATCTGGTTGCCCTGCGCCACAAACATCGGCGTTTCATTCCCGTTTGCCGGGTCAATAAACGCGATACGATTGGCGGCAACCAGAAACTGGCTCAGTTTGCCTTCCTCCGCGTCCTCCATGCTGAGGCCAATACCCGCGACATAATGTTTGCCGTCTTTGGTCTGCTCAATTTTGACGCCCCACATGGCATTCCACTTATCGTTGGCGTCCTTCCACTCTTTCGAAAACTCCTCCAGTCTGCTGGCGTTATCCTCCGTCAGGTCGACTTTTTCCAGCAGCTCTTTACCGAGATGGGATTCGGTTATCTTGCCTTTGAAAAAATCCAGGTAACCTTCCGCATCATCGCTCGCCCGACCGACGGCCTCCACGAATGCCGATTTGCCAACGGTGTTCACACTGCGGATATAAAAGTAATAATCATGGCCCGGTTTGATATTGATACTGGCGGCTATCCAGTACAGCCCCGAGCCAAGGTAGCGGGCTGTGGTTTCAACCTGCCTGATATCGGTAATCCGCTTTTCCGAGAACCAGAACTCAAACTGTACCGTCGGATCATAAACGGCAAGATGCGGCGTTGCGGTTATCTGAAAATAGCCCGGCGTCAGCTCAATCGTGGCGGGTACCGCAGGTGCATTAATCCTGAACGTGGTGGTGGCCGGTTCCCCCTGCTGGCCATAACTGTTAATTGCCCTGACTGTCAGGGTGTATTCCCCGAGCGGCAGACCACTGAAACGATGCTCTGTATCCGCAGTGATGGCGGTGGTCACCAGACGGCTGTCCTGACCGCTTCCACTGGTCAGGCGCAGACTGAAGCGCACACCCTTCACCACCCGCGGCGTGTCCCATTTCGCCTGCGCCAGATACTGGCTGTCAGCTGCACTCACCTCCACCGTCAGGTGCTGCACTGCCGGTGGGATAACGCTGTTCAGGGTGCCTGACTGCGGCTCAAAGCTGGCCCCGTTATCCACGATGGCTTCTTTTTCCGGTACGTGCTGCACCGCCGTGATGGCAAAGGTGCCGTCCGTGTTTTCCCGGATGGAAACACAGCGGAACAGGCGACGACGCAGTGACGGCAGGGAGAGTCCCCATACACCGTATGTCTCCACACCATCAGGCAGGGTGCTGACCTGTATCCGGTCCGGCGCGGGGTGTGCAGTGATGGCCACGCTCACCGGCTTACCGCTGCCGTTAATCAGGTTCACCGTGGCGGCACCTGTCTCCGGCAGGGTCACCTCACGGTCCAGTGTCAGGGTGCGGCTGGCGGCATCGATGGACAGGACACGTCCGCCGGTCATGGTACCGGCGTAGTCGTTATCACAGATTTCAATGATGTCACCGGGGGTGTGACGCAGCCCCTGTGACCCGAGCGTGAAATCCACCGTCTGCGTTTCCAGCAGTCCGGTCTTTATCACCCACAGCCCGGCACGGTGGGCCTGACCGCGACTGGTGCAACCGAACGCATCCATCTTCAGCAGGTTGCGCCCGTAGCGCAGTATGGCTTCCGGGTCTTCCACCAGTTCCGTGGAGGTCTGCCAGCCGTTCTGCGGGTCGGTGTAATTCACCTCCACCGCCGTGTGGCGGTCCTTCAGGGCGCTGAAGCTGTAGCGAAACCCCACGCCGTTATCATCCACCACTACATCGCAGTTGGTGTACGGCCACACCACATCCGACGGGCGGTCCTGAACGAACGTCAGCGTCTGGCCGTTCCATACCGGCATACAGCGCATCGCCGAGCAGAAATCACTGAGAACGTCCCACGCCTTACGCTGTTGTGACAGGTACGCATTAAAGGTCATCCGCGGCTCTGTGCCCCCGAAACCATCCGGGACCGTCTGGTCGCAGTACTGCCCGATGGCATACAGCGCCCACTTGTCCACATCCGCCGCCCCCAGACGTTTTCCCATGCCGTAGCGCGGGTGAGTCAGCATGTCCCACAGGCACCAGGCCGGGTTGTTGCTGTATGCCGGTTTCAGGCTGCCGTCCCAGATGCCGCTGTAAGTGCGTTTTTCCGGGTCATAGTTTGACGGCACCAGGATGATGCGACCTCGGATATGGTAGTTCACCGTCATCTGCTGACCGCCAAACTGCTCCGCATCCACCTGCAGCCCCACAATCGCCGTGTTCGGGTAGCACTGTTTCACATCGATGATTTCGGTGTATGACGACCAGAGCGTCTTATTCTGCAGCTGGTCCGAGGTGCTGTCCGCTGTCTCCCGGACCATCCGGATGTTAAAAGGACGGGGAGGCAGATTATCCAGAATCACCGACGCCAGAAACTGCGAGGTGGTCTTGCCGTTAATGGTGACATCCTTTTCCGTCACCCAGTTACCGTTACGCTGTAACTGAATCAGCAGGCGGACGGATGTCGGGTTTCGGTCACCCTTTGACGTGGTCTGCACCAGTGACTGCACCCCGAAGGTGACCCGCAGGCGGTCAATGTTCGCGGATGTAATGGTGCGCGTCACCGGCTTTGCCTTCGTCACTTCCACGCCCAGTGCGGTTTCCGCCCCGGAGGACTCAAAGCCTTCGGGTGGTGTCTGCTCCTGCTCCCCGGCGCGCCAGACCGCGGTCACACCGTGTATCACAGGATTGCCGTCAGTGTCCGTCAGCGGGGTTTTGTTCACCAGAATACTCTGCAGTCCCTTCACCGGACCTTCAATCGGCCCTTCACCAATGGCATCAATCACGCTCATCATCTGCGTGGACTTAAGATTGTCCTTTGCCTCAACCGGCGTGTGCGCCTTGCCGCCACCTTTGCCCATTGTCTCACCCTTTACTGTGATAACTGTTACGCACAAAAACAACAGGCATCCCGGAGGATGCCTGTATCATCACTGAATAAAAATTCTGAATATCTTCACATTTTCACAAACTGACTGTGGTACTAATAATTTCTCTGCGTTAATGTTTTTTGTCGTGACATAAGAATAATTCTCTATAGTTAATCTTCGTAACTCTCCCGCAGCTCCGCAACACTGCGGGATTTTTTTATTCTTTTTACCTCTGCCGCCCGATAACCACGACCTTCCCGCCACCGCCTTCATCACGGGTACTGATGTCCTGAGAGATTCGCCGGGAGCCAACCAGCATTTCCCCGTAAGGCACCGGCATCGGGTTACCCTGGGCAATCATATTGTCCAGTGACGAAAAGTACGTGTTCTGTTTACCGTTATCCGTGCTTTTGTACTCCGGTACTTTAGCCTTCGGGGCCAGCATCTGAGCCACACCACCCAGTATCATGCTGGCCCCCAGTGAAAACAGCATCGTGGTGGCAGAAAAACCACCGGCTGCCAGGGCTGAACCCCATAACGCCATTGATGCCCCGGCAGTGAAGAAAGAGCCCACGATGGCTGCCGCCCCCAGCACAATCTGCAGTCCACCTTTTCCGGCCCCGGCCAGTCGCGGCACAATGTGGATGATCGTTCCCTCACCCAGCTGTTCGTGAAGACGGGCGTACACCGCCTCCGGTGCCGTGTCCTCACCGCGAATACGTATCTGGTACCAGCCTTCGTTCATCTGACGGCGGAATCCCGGCACCTGTAACGACAGCGCCCGGATGGCTTCCGCTGCCGTGTTCACGTACAGGCTGAGGCGGCGGCCAAATCGTTGCAAATCCCCGTGAAGGCAGATGCGTGCCAGTGGCGGTGACGCCAGACAGAATGCGTTCGTCGTTGCCATTTTTCGGAATACCTCTCCCGTTTACTCAGTTGTTCAGGCAGATGGTGAAGCAGTTCACCGTTGCCGCAGTAAATGGCGGCATGATTGGCCACCGATGCGCCAAAGCAGCACAGCAGGATATCGCCCGCCTGTGCAGAGGACAGGGGCACCCGGTAAAAGCCGGTGACCGCCATATTGTCCAGGTACAGGTTCTGACCATTGCGCCACCAGTCATCCTCACGCTCAAAATCCGGCATATCAATTCCCGCCAGATGGTATGCATCCCGGAACAGCGTGTAACAGTCCGTCACCCCGTGCTCAAAGAGCCGTCCTGTCAGATGTGGCACACAGCGGAATTTATGAATGTCCCCCCGGCAGACCAGCCACCAGGACAGTGCACTTTTTATCTGCAGCCGCCGGTCGGCCTCGCTCAGCCAGGGCAGACCACCGGGATGACTGTGGACC